GGTAAGGACTTAATCAAACTATTCGGTGGATAGGTAAGAAGGGAGGTACATATAAATGGATAATATTCAGGGTTACGCGATAAAGAACACCATGGATAACACGGACGTGGAACAAGGCATGAAAGGTCTTAAACGTCAAATGGGTGTATTGAGTTCAGAAGTGAAAGCGAATATGTCTAGTTTTGGCAAAGCTGAGAAGTCAGTACAGAAGTATCAAATACGCATTGATGGACTGAATAATAAAATGAAAGTCCAAAAGAAAATGTATGATCAGACTAAAAGTGATTTAAATAATGTTAAAAGTGCTTATGAAAAAGCATCGAATAGTATTAAACAACAAGAACAAAAAGTTAAAGAACTTGCCGAAGCACATAAGAAGCAAGATGATGCAATGCGTAAGTCTAATCAAGAGATGAAAAAGTCTAATAAGGAATTAGACAACGCTAAAACGAAACAATCTGTATTAAGCGCTGAAAAGGCCAAAGCTAAAACAAAACTCGATGACTTACGTTCGGCAGAAAGACGTTTGAAAGAATCAGGTAAAGCTTCTACGGAACAAATTAAACAAGCTTCTAATGCGACGAAACAACAACGTGAAGTCCATCAAAAATTAATTGCGAGTCATAAAGAAGAAACCGCAAATGTTAAGAAGTTAACGCAATCTAACAAAGGCATTACAGAAGAGAATAAAAAGGTTAAAGCTTCTTATAAACAGTCTAATGACGCAGTTAAAACCGCGGAAAAAGAATATAATAAACTTTCTAAAACAATCAAGGACTATCCAAAAGACTTAGCGAAAGCTGAAAAAGCTGTGAATAATGAAAAAGCATCGATGAATGGGTTACAAAAAAGTATTGATAAGGCTGAACAAGAGCTGAAACAATTCAATAAAGCTCAGACAATCGCTAATAGTTCATACACAAAACATGCTAAGCAACTAGATACTATGTCAGACCGTTACGGAAAAATGGCGGGAAGTGCTAAGTCTGCAGGACGTAATATGACTATGTATTTGACCACACCTATTGCAGGTGCGTTTGGTGGCGCTACAAAGGCGGCGATTGATTATGAACAAGCACTTGCAGGTGTTCAAAAGACGACAGATTTTTCTAGTTCTGAACTTAATAAAATGAGTGATGAAATTTCTAAAATGTCTAAAGAAATGCCATTTGCACAAACTGAAATTGCAGGTGTAGCAGAAGCAGCTGGACAGTTAGGTGTTAAAAAATCAGAAATCACTGATTTTACTAAAACTATGTTAGATATGTCTGTGGCGACTAATCTTTCTTCTGAAGAAGCAGCAACTGAATTTGCAAGATTTGCGAATGCCGCAGGTATGCCAATTGAAGACGTAGATAAATTAGGCTCAGCCGTTGTTAACTTAGGGAATACTACAGCTACAACTGAAAAAGAAATTGTCGAAATGGGTCAGCGTTTAGCAGGTGCAGGTGCACAAGCTGGCTTTAGTGGTGACCAAATTATGAGTATTTCAGCAGCGATGTCATCAGTAGGTATTGAAGCAGAGTCTGGTGGTACAGCGATGACTCAAATATTTAACAAGATGACAAAGGCTACTGCTGATGGCGGAGAAACGCTTGAAAACTTTGCTAAAACAGCAGGGATGTCAGGCGAAGAATTCGCAAGTGTTTGGGAAAAGAACCCTACAAAGGCGTTATCTGCATTTGTTGAAGGGTTAAGTAATACAGAAGGTGGCGCCAAAGGCGTGTTAAAAGCACTTGATAGCGTTGGTATCAAGGGTATTCGTGAAGCTGATACAATCCGTAGATTATCCAATAATCATGAAGTGCTTGATAAAGCACTTAAAACTGGTTCTGAGGGTTGGAAAGAAAATAATGCATTAACAAATGAAGCTAAAACACGTTATAAAACGATGGGATCACAATTGAAAATATTTAAAAACCAAGTTGTCGATTTAGGTATCGATATTGGTAATACGATTGCACCTGCCGTTGTAGCGGCAACTAAAACAATCGGTGGATTTGTTGAAAGTTTTGAAAAATTACCGAAACCGGTTAAAGCTGTTGGAATAGGTTTAGGTGTTGTAGCAGCTGCTACTGGTCCTTTAGTTTTAGGATTTGGAATGGTTGCAGGCGCAATTTCTAAAGCAACTAAAGGCTATGCACAACTTAATCGACGTATGGCTGAAAACTCAGCAGAAGCTGCGATTAACGCTGGAGTAAATAAAGCGAATGCAGGCGCAATTGCTACTTCAGGTAAGAGCGCTAAAGGGTCGTCAGGTTTGTTTGGACGTTTTGGTAAATCAGCAGGGAAAGCCAATGGCAAACTTAGTTTATTAGGTGAGTCTTCAAAATTCCTAGGTGGAAGCGTTAAGACTTTAGGTAAAGGGGTCTTAAGATTTGCCACTGGACCTTTGGGTATTGCCTTAGGAGCAATAACACTTTTAGGAACTGGATTTAAAACAGCTTATGATAAAATTGGCTGGTTTAAAGACGGGGTAGATGGTATTGGCGAATTTATTAAAGTCTTCACTAGTGGGACAATTGAACAACTTCAAAAACTTGGCGGTTGGTTTTCTAAAACTGGTAGCCAAGTAAAAGAAAGTTTCTTTGATGAAATGAAAAAAGGCTATAAAGATTTAGATGATGACGATTTATTAAAAAAAGCAGGCGATGGCTTTAAAAAATTTATGGAAACAGCTGGTAGAGCCTCAGATAAAGCAACCGACACAACTAAAGTTTTAGGCAAAGGTGTTTCTAAAGAAACTGAAAAAGCGCTTGATAAGTATGTTAAGTATTCAGAAGATACAACGCGTGTTTTATCTGATATTAAACTAAATCATGGTAAGATTACGAATAAAATGCGCAATCAACTTGAAACATCTGTACAAAAAGGTGGAGAAGAAGCCTTAAAACAAGTTAAAAAGCGTAACAAAAAAGTATCTGATGAACTGAAAGATATGCTTAAAAACAGTGAAGCTTTTACTGCTCAAGAAAAGCAAGATATGATTCAAAAGAACCAAGAAGCTTCTGATGAAAAGGTTAAAAAACTACAAGACCTTAACCGTGAAATTGAAGAACTAGAGCTCAAACAGTTTAACGACGGTAAACTCACAGCGCAAGAAGAAAAAGATTTAAAAGCTAAACTAGAAGAACGTAACCGCATAACAACTGAAACTTTAACAAAAGGTCAAAAAGAACAACAAGCCATATTATCAAGAATGAATGCAAATACTGGTGCTATTGATACCCAAGAAGCAAGTGATGCAATTAAAGATTCTGTTAAAGCTGAGAAAAAAGCGAAAAAAGAAGCTAAAAAACAACGTGATAAAGATGTTATTCAAGCTGATGATTTACTTGCTTATGGTGAAATTGATCAAAAAGAACATGATAAGCGTATTGGAGAAATTAAAGATGCTTATGATGAAGCTATAGAAACTGCTGAGGGAAAAACGGAAGAGATACGCAAGTCTGTTAAAAAGAACAATAAAGATATAACAGATGATATGGATATGACAACAGGCAAGGTTTATTCTAATTCTGAAAAACAATGGAATAAATTTACTGGTGATATGTCAGATGCGTTTTCTGAAATGGGCAAAAACTACAACAAATTCAAAGAAAATATGAGTGATGTAGGTAGTTCTATTTCAAGCTTTTTTACGGAAACGGATTGGAAACAGCTTATTAATGACAGTTTAGGTAATGTTGGTGAGTGGATAGCTACACCATTCAAAGCTGCAGGTGAAAGTATTGGTAGTGCCGTTTCTTCTTGGCAAGAAAATATTTCTGAAGCTGGCGAAGATATCAAAGGTGGCTTTGACTCACTCACAGGTTGGTTCTCTGAACAAGGTCAAGAATTCTGGGGTGCACTTCAAGATGGTTGGAACACAGCATTAGAAAATGGTGGAAACTTATGGAAGTCTTTAACTGGCTGGCTCGGTGAAAAATGGGAAGATACGAAAACATGGTTTTCACAAAAAGGCCACAGTATCTGGTCAAATATCAAAATAGGTTGGAATAACGGACTAGAAACAGGTGGCAATCTTTGGTCATCATTGACAAATTGGCTCGGTGAAAAGTGGGAGGAAACTAAAACGTGGTTCTCCCAAAAAGGCGGTCATATTTGGTCTAATATTAAATCAGGTTGGAATAACGCGCTTGAAACTGGAGGTAATCTCTGGTCATCAATTACTAATAAACTCGGTGAAAGTTGGGAAAATACCAAGGGTTGGTTTAGTGAAAAAGGTCGAAATATTCAACAATCATTCAAAAATGGTTGGAATTCAGCTTGGGATACAGCTGGTAATATTTGGGGCAAAGTGACTAAAGGCGTATCTGATACCTGGGAAAATGTGAAGACATCAACCCGTGACAAACTCGAAGAAGCTAAAGAAACAGCGACGACTAAAACACGTGGTATTTGGAAAAATACATCTAAATGGTTTGGCGATACTTACAATTCAGCGAAAGACAAAGTAACAGGTGTTTATACTAAAACGCGTGATAAATTTACAGACGCTGCAGGTAAAGTGTGGGATAAATCCAAATCAGCATATGATGGCACGAAAAAATGGTTTGGTGAAACTTATGAGAAAGCTAAAACCAAAGTCACAGGTGTTTATAATCAAGCAAAAGGTAAATTTACCGATACCGCGAGTACAGTTTGGGATAAATCGAAATCTACGTGGAAAGGCACAAGCAAATATTTCGGTCAAGCTTATAGTTCTGTTAAAACTAATGTAAGTAACATGTGGGGCAAAGCTAAAACAAGTTTCGGTAATATTGCTGGTGAAGGCTGGAAAAAAGCCAAATCTGTTTATAAAGGTTTCAAAAAATGGCTAGGTGATACACTACAATGGATTAAAGATGTCGGCGCCGATATGGGTAAAGCTGCAGGTGATTTAGGTAAAAAAGTTGCCAACAAAGCTATTGGCGGTTTGAATGGCATGATTGGTGGCGTGAACAAAATATCTAAAGCTATTACAGGTAAAGACAAACTTATTGATGAAATACCTCGTTTAGCTACAGGTACGTATGATGGTTCAACGCTCTCTACGGATTCAAACGGTGGTTTAAGACAACCAACGGTTGCGATGGTCAATGATAAAGGGCCAGGTAATGGACCAGGTGGACGTACACAAGAGCTCATTCAACGTAAAGATGGCTCAATTGATGCGCCACAAGGCAAAAATACGATTGTTGGCTTAGGTAAAGGCGACGGCGTTATTAACGCTAGACATACGCACAAACTCCAAGAACAAGGCATAATACCTAAAAGGTTATCAACGGGCACAGGAACTAAAATACCTCGTTTCTCTAAAGGTAGCCCTTGGGACGATATTATTGATGGTGTAGCTAAAGCAGGTAAAAATATGGGTAACAAAATATCTGATGGTTATCATAGCGCCAAAAAGGCAGGTAGTGATGCCAAAGATACTGTTAAAGACTTAGGGAGTAAAGGTTTAGAAAAAGTTAAAGACGGTGCATCATGGCTTGGGGATAAAATCGGTGACGTTTGGGATTATGTTAAACATCCTGGTAAATTAGTGAAAAATGTCATGGATAGTATAGGCATTAACTTCGGGGGCGGCGATAACGCGACCGTTAAATTAGTTACAGCCGCCTATAAAAAACTGAAATCATCATTAGTAGATAAAGTGAAAGACTGGTTCACAGAAGCTGAAGGTGGCGACGGTGACGCTAGTTGGTTATTAAAACATCCTGTCCTACAAACATTTGGTAACTATACAGGTGGCTTAATGTTTAATGGTGGTAAACACTATGGTATGGACTTTGGTATGCCAACGGGTACTAAGATTAAGGCGCTAACTGACGGTAAGATATCACAAGCAGGTGCAGTTGCAGGTGGCGGTGGTAATCAAATTACACTTGATGAGCCTGGTGGTAAGTGGTATCAGTGGTACATGCATATGAGTAAAATCATTGCTAAAAAAGGACAAAAAGTAAGCGCTGGAGATGTCATTGGCTTATCAGGTAGTACAGGTAACTCAACAACACCTCACTTACACATTCAGCGTATGAAAGGTTACCCATCTAATGAGACAGCCGTTAATCCTAAAAAATGGTTAGAGTCATTAGAGAGTAAAGGCGATAAGAATTCAGGACCAAAAGCAGTTCAAGCATGGAAACCAGAAGTAATGAAGGCATTAGGTCTAGCAGGTCTACCACAAACATCAACATATGCTAATGCTTGGTTAAGACAAATCAACACTGAATCAACTGGCAATCCAAAAGCAGTAGGACCTGGCAGTTCAGAAGGTAATCCTAAAGGGTTAGTTCAAGTTAAACCTGGCACATTTAATGCATTTAAGTTAAGTGGACATGGAAATATTTTCAATGGACTTGATAACTTAATTGCAGGTATGCGATATGCTAAAGAGACATATGGTGGAAGAATGCTAAAGCAAATTGGTGTAGGTGGTCCATACGCTAATGGTGGTATTGTAACTAAACATCAAATTGCTGAGGTTGGTGAAAAAAACAGAGCAGAAGCTATCATTCCACTTCATAAATCTAAACGTAATCGTGCGGTTGGCTTGATGGAAAAAGCAATGACAGCGATTGGCATGGATAATGGTTCCGCAAATGTCACAGTGAACAACGATAATTCAACGATGGAAAAACTACTACAACAAGTTGTTCAATTGAATGACACCAACAATCGTATGCAACAAACAATCATTAAGTTGTTAAGTGGCAATAATAATAACATGAGTAAAAATGATGTTATGAATATCTTTAGTCAATTGTTAGGTAGTAAAGCTAATTTAGACAATTTTAACCAAGGTTTTTAAATAGGAGGTTTATATGATAGACGGCAAATGGATGAAAATCATAACCCAAGAAGGCACTTATGATATCAACGATATCTTATCTAATTTCATTTTCTTAGAAGCTAAAGCTTCATATCCAAATGAAAATAATGAAAGTAACGCATTTCAAGGTGTGGACGGCGAGCTACCAACAGTAGCCACGTTCGCACCTTTTAATTTAGAAGTAAGTTGCGGTTTTGATGGTATTGATGAAAATGACCGTAATTTAGCAGAATTAAAATTAAGACAACTGTTTTTTAGACGACAACCCTATTACATTATTACATCAGACAATCCAGGATTGAAATATTGTGCAAATAACCCAGATGTGAATCCTGATTATTTAGATTTCTCGGCTATTAAGTTCGATATGACTTTTAGTTGTCGAGATGGCTATGCCGAAACGGTCAAAGAAACAGATGAGTACAGTTTATCAAATGGTAATTGGCAATTCGGTGTCGATTTATTGGCAGATGATGAAATTAAATATAAACACGATACCACAAGCTTTCGGATTTACAATGGTTCTTCAGATACAATCAATCCTTTATTAAGACATAAATTTAATTTATTGATTAATATTGATGCACCTAAAGGCTTTAAAATTATTAATCATACAACAGGTAATACATTTCAATATAAAAAAGGGATTAAGCAAAACCAACAACTTATATTAAAAGGTGTACACCCAATACTTGATAACCAACGTGTAGGCATTGATACAAATCGACAGTGGTTAACACTTAAAGAAGGTTTTAATGATATTGAAATTACAGGCGAGAATATTGGTAAAACAACAACTCAATGGATATTCCCGTTTATATTTAAGTAGGTGAATAACTTGGATGCATTAGTTTTAAAAAATAAAAAAGGCACGTTTGCGGAGATAATCACAGATTTTGATTTCGGTTCTTTTAAATATGAATATGAAAAGAATAATGAGCGTTCGATTAGTTTCACTTTATATAAAACGTCTAATAACGCAGATATATTTGATTATTTAGTTAACGAAGCTTTTATAGAGTGGCAAGGGCAATTATACGTCATTAAATCAACATCCATAAGATATGATGGCCTTAAACTTACGAATGAAGTTGTAGCTAAACATATTTTTATGGAGTTTCAAAAGCATTATATTCAAAAAGATATGGATGTCGAAAATGAAAGTAGTGATGAAGATGAAGACGATAGTACACCGACCATGACTTTAGAACAATATCTTGATTTTGGTTTTAAAGACAATAAATTGGGTTTTGAGTATGAAATTAGAGGTCAATTTCAAAAACGTGTACCTGTCGATGATTTAGGCGATAAAAATGGTGTTGAACATGTATCAGAAGGTGCAGATTTATTTAACTATATTTATTTTGCTGATAATAAAAAATATTATATTTATGATGAAGCAACCTTCTATGAAATATCCGATATTCCTTTGATTTACTTATATAATTCAAGTGAAGCTACGGTTACAACGACAACCACGGATATATTTAATTATATTCAAGGGTATGGTAAGAAAAAGACTAAAAAAGAAACGCAAAATTATAACCCCATTAAACCTAAAGACTTGAATTACTCAGGTACCTTTATTAAAGAAGGGACTTGGCGTACAGAAAAAGTAGGCGCCAGTTATACGAAAACATTCGAGTGTAAACATGGTAATGAAACGCTTGAATGGACGTTAAAGAAAATGTCTAAAGGTGGCATACTCGATGTTTATTTAGATGGTGAAAAAATTGATACTTATGAATGTTATAGTAAAAACGCGAAAAGTGAAAAAATTGTGATTGCGCAAAATTTAGCGAAAGGTAAACATACATTTAAAGCTGTATTTAGAGGCGCGAAAAAAGGTGTGGATTATAAAAAGTCTGAACCATGTATGTATGTTGGGACTGAGAAATCCACTGTATTAAATTTAACTGCCAAACTTAAAGGTAAAGATGCTTATCATACGTATGCCGATTACACATCACCTAATTATGATGGGGGCGACATTGCCGAAGCACCTACCATATTTGATGATAATATCACAAATAAAGATGAATTACGTGAAAGGCTTAAAGAAGAACTTAACGATCAACCAATGGTTGAAGTTTCTACGAACTATCTCGGCAGTGTAGAAGACAAACAATACATTACAAACGATGATATTAAAGAAAATAATAAGATACGTTTTATTCATCAACCATTAGGTTTTAATTTAGATTTAAAAGTCGTGAAAATTACTGTGTCACATCCACTACTTGATGAACCAGTAGAAGTCGATTTTAGTAATTCACCTAAGGATATTTTAAAAATGCAACAACAAACAACTAAAGCGATTAGAAAATTTAATAAGCAAGGCATAGGCGGGTCAAATATTGATTCGTCTTTTTCTATGCCTCAATTAGCTTCAGATTCAATAGGGAGCGTGTTAATCGATGAATGAACCAACCGAAATTAAATACCCATTAGATGAAAATGGCGAACCTTATTATGCCGCAACGCATATAAATGGAGTTCAAGGCATAGATAAAGATGGGATAGATACTAATTTAACAGAACTCGACAATAAGATAGTAGAACTTAAAAATTTGATTAGAGACCAAGATAAAGTTTTGAAAATGCTTAATGAGACTATATCGGACATGATAGGCGATACCGGTTGGATTGAGTATCAAGTACCACCAGACATGAAAAATAAGGCTGTTAATTCAGGTTTTAAATGTGCCATCCGTGAAGTAAGAGCAGGTAACGACCTTATCGGTAAACATTTTGTGGTTCGTTCAATCAGGTTGAATGTGTCAGAAATAACTGGGGCATCAATGCAGATTGCGCAACTACCTACAGGATTTGTCGCGGATAATCAATCCTTTATCGCAAGACAAAACGGATATCGTCACCCAATTACAATTGAATGCTTAAAAAATGGCAAGGTGATGGCTTATGTTCACCCAGATGACCAAAGCAAAACGAATTGGGTGTATCAAGAATTCACATGGTTAGAATAGGAAGGGTGAAAAGATGAAATTAAAGAAAATGAAATTAAAAATCAATTTCCCGATTGATCTAGGTCAAAAGTTTAGACAAATGGTTGTCGAGAATTTTAAAGATGTGCAATATTTTTATGGGCAAGTCATAGATATTATTAAAGACCATCAAACCACTGATAAACACGCACATAATGCAAAACAAATTGATTATAAATCAACCAATGTTCATAACGAACTACGCTATCAAGATGGACGTATTGAAAGGTTAGTTGTAGGTCATAATGGCGATGGTATCGAAGAACTTAAAGATAGTCGTACGGCGATAGATGGTAAAGGTCACGCATTGTTATCTCAACGTTTAAAATATGATTTTGAAAAGATGAATAAGAAAATTGAAGATAATTATGATTATCTTAATAAGAAAATAGAACGTATTGTAAACGTCAATGATTACGGGGCAGACCCTACAGGCGAACAATATTCTGATGAAGCTTTTGAAAAAGCTTTTGGTGATGGAAACGTTCATGTTCATATGACATCTGGTATATACAAAGTAAAAGATGGATTGAAATTACCGAATAACACTGTGTTATCAGGTGAAGGTGAAGACATTACGATTATCAAATTATCCGATGACTCACCAAGAAAAACCGTAGCAGTGACGAACAAAGAAATGGATGGCACAGCTACTAATATTTCTTATGAAAGTTTCTCAATAGACGGTAACAAAGGACGCTTTGATGAAAAGTATGTAAGTAATGGCGTTCAATACAATCATCCAGGACCAAGTGGTGGTTCATTATCTTCAAACTTAAGATTTGCTGGTGTTAAATATGGATATGCTTATAACATTAAATCGGTTGATGCTTTGTTACATTGTTTTGACGTTACTTGTGCAAGCGACACTTATTTCCATGAAGGTGATGGTGTAAGAGTCGATGAAGCGCTAGAAAGTAAATATATTCATATTGATAACTGTGAAGCTAAAGGACATGGCGATGATGGTATTACGACCCACCACTCAAGATATATTAATATCACAAATAACGTGTGTCATGATACTAAAAACTATCATGGTAATAGTAATGGTATTGAGGTAGATGATGGTTCCCAATACGTATTTTTATCAAACAACAATACTTACAATAACCAATGTGGGGTTGAAGTTAAAGCACATGCCGATGCTAACGCTGCAACTATGGTAGTTGTTGATGGTCACATTTCTTATAAAGATAATCGTTCTTATGTTGCGAGACATATTGGGCACCATAGAGCTGCTACAGATGAAAAGAGTAAAACAGCACAAGATGTTATTTTCAATAACATTGTTTCGCTTTATCCTTATGCAAATGAAGTATATCCAGGTTGGACACCTAGAGCATTAACAATTAGCGCTTATACTAATGTGTCAGTGTCAAACTTCACAGCTATTGGAGATGGCACATATACATCAGGGACACCAGTTATAGCAGTTCAATTCATGGCTGAAAATGTGCAACTTCATAACATCAATATAAGAGGATTTAAAAATGCATCAGCTGATATAAAAATTTATGGTGGAGACAACAGACCTAAAAAAGTAACATTCAGTAATATTAATATTCACCATTCTTCAAATAATATTGGCATTGCTGGTGGTGCAGGTGTTTATGACACTAAAATTATTGGCGCAAATTTAATAGGTAATGGCACTGGTAACGCTATTGAAATGTATAACTCAACTACAACGATTATAGGTGTTCAGCAAGAAGGTTATACAAATGGTGCGGTTATCATGAAGAAAAATTATAAAGAAGTACCTACAGCATTACGCGGAGGATTAGTGGCAGGTTCAACAGGTTCAGGAGCTATTTCAAAACGTTCAGTCGTATTAGCTTCTACTGGAGAATCATATGCATATAATGATCGTTCATGGTTATTGGGTGCTGGTATGAAATCTCAAGTGAGAGGTTCCCGTTCAGGTATTATGAATTCTTTAGAATCCGAAACTATACAAGGCAGCTATGCGCAAACAATTGTTAATTCACGTGGTGTGAAAGTAAAAGATAATTATATGTTTGCTATGGGTTATGGCTTAGGTGGACCCAAGTATGAAAATACGAGATTCCAAGTTAAAGGCACGTCAGGAACTGTTAAAGCTAAAGGGACAATTACAGCAGGCCATAATTTTGGTGACTATGCAGAGTACTTTGAATCTCAATCAGGAAGAGAGATTCCTAACGGTTACATGGTTACACTTGATGGCAGATATATCCGAAAAGCTAACTCTAATGATACACCTATCGGGATTATTTCAGGAACTGCAGGAGTCATTCTTGGTGATGCGATGTTCCATCACAAAGATAAATTTTTAAAAGATGAATTTGGTGTAACCCAAACTCGTATAGAAACGAAAGAATGGCAAGATGATGAAGGAGAATGGTATTCAGAAGAAGTTGAAGTAGAAATACCTAATCCTGATTACACTGAAAAAGATGAAGCATATGCATCCAGAGCAGAAAGACCTGAGTGGAATGTAGTGGGGCTTATGGGTCAAGTTTATACACGTATTGACTCAACAGTAGCTGTTAATGACTATATTAAACCTAATAAAGGTATTGGTACTAAAGATAACAACAATGGTTTTTATAGAGTTTTAGAAGTAACAACACCTTATGATAGTGAAAAAGGTTACGGCGTGG